GGGTCGAGCAGGAGCGCTTCGAGGAGGCCTCCGTCGTGCTCGCCCCGGGCAAGGCCTGGCCCGACGCGGATCTCGTCCGCAACGCCTGGCGCGTCGACTTCACGGCCGGCTGGGGCGGCCCAGACGCCGTCCCGGCGCCGATCGTCGCCGCGGTCCTGCTGCTGGCGACCGACCTCGATCTCGACCGCTCCGCGAAGACGGTCGCGAACCTCGCCCCGAACCCGACGATTGCCCGGCTGATCGGGCCCCTCTCCAAGGAAAGCGTCTGATGCCGCGGATCTCCGTTGCTCCGGCCTACACGGCCCCGGATGGCGCCCAGGCTCCCCTCGGCCTCTTCGTGGACGGCCTCATGGTGCCCGGCGTGAAGGCGCTGATCGCCGAGGGCGGCGACGTCCTCGTCGTCATCGCCCGCGACCAGGTCCGGATCGATCCGGCCGCGGCGCCGGCGGCGATCGCCAGCGTGTTCGCAACGGACGGCGCCGCCTGATGCAGCCCGGCCGCATGGACCGCCGCGTCGTCTTTCAGCGGCGAAAGACCACGAGCGTGCGCGATCGCGGCGGCTTCGAGGACATCCATACCGCCTGGGCGTCGTACCGCGCAGTTGGCGCCCGGGAACAGGCGCAGGCCGGCCAGGCTGTCGACATGCGCACGGCGACGCTGACGATCCGGGACACCGCCGGCGCCCGCACGATCACGAACGGCTGCCTCGCCCTGGTCGACGGCGCCGAGCACCATGTCGCCTCCGTTGCGCCGCCCGGGCGCACCGGCTTCCTCGAGCTGACGATCCTGAGCGGGCTGCCGCAAGCATGATCGGCATGGTGATGACGGCGACGCGCTTCGGCCTGGCGGCTGCGAGCGGGACCGACGCCTTCGTCGACGCCGCCGCGCAGTTCGCGGTGAAGCTCGCCCTGCAGAGCAAGGCCACCAACACAGAGGCCGCCGAGGACATGGTGGCGGAGATGCGCTCGCGCGTCCCGCAGGACACCGGCCGCCTGTTCGGCGGCATCACCTTCGAGGCGGACGACAACGGATCCGTCCAGGTCATCGCGAGCGCCAAGACGGCCGCCGGGACCGGCTTCGACTACGCGTTCCTGGTCGAGCACGGCACCGCCCACATGGACGCGCAGCCCTACTTCTACGGCCCGGCCGAGGAAGAGCTGGCGCAGCGCGGCCAGGACCTGGACGCCGCGATCGCGCGCGCCGCCGCCGAGGAGGGGTTCTGACATGAAGGTCGAGGTCACCAGCACGGTCACGATCGCCGCGACTGCGACGGCCAACGTCCATTACGAGGCCGGCTTCAAGGGCACGGCGCCACGCGACCACATCACCCGCATCGAGGCCGCCGGCGCGGGCAGGCGCTTCGGCACCCTGCTCGACGGATCCCCGGCCGGGGAACCTGAGCCTCTGGCTGGCGCGGCCGATGAGGGCTCGCCGGCGTGACGCCCGAGCTGGCCCTGCAGACCGCGATCACCGACCTCCTGGTCGAGGACGCGGGCGTCGCCGCGATCATCGCCGGCCGCGTCTATGACGAGGTCCCGGTGCCCGAGAAGCTGGGCGGGCCGGCGCTGCCCTGGATCTATCTCGGGCACGTAAACCTGCGCCGCCTCGAGGCGGGCTGCGGGCGGGCCTGGACGGCCACAATTCGGCTCTACGCGGCGTCGACCGCCTTCGGGCGCCGCCAGGCCTGGGAGCTGGCCCACGCGGCCGACACGGCCCTTGAGGAGGCCGAGCCCGAGCTGCCGGCAGGCTTCACGCTCGGCGAGCCCTTCCGCGTCATCCAGGCCGGCGACGTCATCACCCCCGGCCCTGACCCCAAGACCGTCTTCGTCGACGTCGCGACGACGATCGCCACCGCCTGAGGAGACCCCATGGCTACACAGGATTTCGTCCCGGGACAGAAGTTCCGGCTTATGCGCGAGAGCGACACCACGCCGGGAACCTACGAGTTCCTCTGCCTGGCGACGACCATCGGCTTCAACCGGGCCAAGGAATTCGAGGACGCCTCGACGCCCGATTGCGACGATCCCGACGCGATGATCGAGCGCCGCAGCATCGCGCGCATGCGCTCTTGGGGCATCAAGATCTCGGGCAAGCTCGACGCCAAGCGCCTCGAGAAGCTCGAGGCCGACTTCAATGCGACGGTCGCGAAGCGCTACCAGCTCACGACCGCGCTCACCGCGGCCAAGGGCGGCAAGACGTACACCGGCACCGCGCACCTCGAGACCCTGGACATCAACCGGGCCGAGAGCGCGCTGACGACCTTCGAGGCGGCCCTTCGCGGCGAAGGCGCCCTCACCACGGCGCCGGTCGCGTGAGCGGCGCCGACACGGGCCGCACGACGCACTACGCGGCCTTCGCCGGCCAGCGCCGGCGGTTCCGCCTGCGCCTCGGCGAGATGGCCGAGCTGGAGCGGCTGTGCGGCGCCGGCATCGGCGCGATCATGGTCCGGCTGCACAGCCATCAGTTCAAGGCGGCCGATATCCGCGAGACAGTCCGCCTCGGCCTCGAGGGCGGCGGCATGATCGAGCCGGAAGCGACTGCGCTCGTCATGCACTACCTCGACGACGGCGTCCCGCTGGCTGACCACATCGCGCTCGCGGGCGAGATCCTCAACGCGTGCGTCTGCGGGGTTCCCGACACGGGAAAACCGGAGGGGGAGAGGAGCGACGACCCGGCGACCTCTCCCCCTTCCACGCTGCCGGCGCCGCGATCGGCTTCGCGCCGGAAGCGGTCGACCGGATGACGCTCGCCGCCTTCCATGTCGCCCTCGAGGGCTACACGAAGGCGCACACGGCCGAGAAGGCCGAAGAGCCGACGGACGACGAGTATTACGCGGCCCTCGCCGAAGAGATGGCCGCCGGCCGCGCCTGATCCCCCTCCCGCTTCCGTTTCCCGGTCGATCTATCGGTCTAAAAACGGAAGCGCGCTCTCGCATGGTGACCGATGGCTGAGCCGCTGCGCATCCGCTTCGCCACCGACACGTCGGGCGTGAAGAGCGCAATGCAGGACATGGCGGCGACCGTCGTGTCCAACATGGTCAAGGTCTCGAGCACCGTCGCGTCGAACAGCGAGGTCGCCGGCGCCGCGGCCACGAAGCTCGGCCAGCACTTCGGCACCGGCGCGCGCGGCGTCGCGACCGCCGCGACGACGATCGTCAAGGATGTCGGGGCGATCGGCGCGGCCGGCATCAAGGCCGCCAACGACACAGGCGTCTCGGCCGTGGCGATCGGGGCCGCCATGGGCAAGGCTGCGGCCGAGACCACGACGGCCTCGGCCGTCGGCCAGGCCGCCATGGCTGGCCTCGGCGCCAAGGCGTCGTTCACGCTCGCCATGATCCGGCGCGAGGTTGGGCAAACCGCTTCCCTCCTCCTCGCCTCGCCGCTCTTCCGCACCGCGGCCGTCGGCGTCGCCGCCTTTGTCGGCGTCACGCTGGCGATCAATGCAATCGAGGCGGCGGCGCGGTTCGCGGCCGAGCAAGTCGAGCGCCTGGTCAAGATCGGCGATCGCGCAACGTCGGCCGGAGTGTCGGCCGGCTTCCTGCAGTCGATGGAGAGCCAGGCCGACAAGCTGAAGCTCAAGCTCGAGGACATCCAGCGGATCTTCGAGCGCCTGCGCAAGGACTCGACCCTCAAGCTGGGCGACGCCGGCGAGCCGAACCAGAGCCCCCTCGAGAAGCGCCTGCGCGAGCTGCAGGGCATGGGCAACCTCAGCAAGGCCGACGTCAACGGGATCATCGGGGCCCCGGATGCCGAGGCGCGGTTCAAGGCCCTTCTCGAGCTGATGAACCGCCTCATCGACAGCGGGAAGGTGCTCACCGCGCTCGAGATCGGCGAGCGGTTCCTCCCGGAGAGCGTGGTCGACCGGATCCGGCAGAACCGGGTCGAGCTCGAAAACCTCATCAAGGCGGCCAACAGCCCGAAGCAGGACATCTTCACGGACGAGGAGATCGCCCGGTCGGCCGAGCTGAGCCGGCGCATGCGCGAGGCGCAGGAGACCCTCTCCAACGGACTGAAGCCCATTTACGAGGACCTGGCGCGGCGCGGCCGGGAGTTCCACGAGTCGAACGTCCAATGGGTCGAGTTCCTGGCGGCCCGCGTCCCGCAGATCATCTCGCTTTACCGCACGATCGCGCGAGAAATTCAGAACGCCAGCAACGCCGCCGCGAGCGCGGTGAGCGGCAAGGTGAACCCGACCGACGGCTCGGCCACCGGCGCCGTGATCGGCGCGGCGATCGGCAAGGGGAACCCGCAGGAGACCCTGAGGGCACCGACGGATCTCGAGGCAGCCAAGGAATGGCTGCGGAAGAACATGAACCCGTCGATGATCGACCTGCAGCAGAAGCGCGGGCAGGCGATCATCGAGGCCCTCAACCCGCCGAAGGACAATCCCCCGCCCGGCAAGAAGAGCGGCGGCAGCAGCGCCAGCGAGAGCCTCGACCAGGTCG